CAGTGCGCGACCTGCGCCTGCGTAAGCTCCGTATATTGCGGGTATGTAATTACTACCCGCTTAACACCGGCCTGCTTAAGAAGGCCCAGAAGCTCATCCGGGTTTATGTCGCGGCCGATCTTGCCGCATTGCCACGCCTGGTAATCTTCCAGAGCCTGCTGCGCTGCGCCCTGGATCGCGGCCGCGCTGCTTTGGTCGCTCTTATTGATGTAATAGGTCGCCGCGATCTGGTAATTGACCGCCGTCGGTGCTCCGATCTGCAGGCTGTCTGTAAGCGGCTTCCGGTCGGCTGCCTCAAGGTATGCTTTCAGGCCCGCGATCTCTCCGGCCGTCGGCAGGCTGCCGTCCGCCTTAATAAAGCGGATATCTACAACGCCCGGGGACGGGCTCGTCGGCAATATGTCGCCGATTTCCGGATCGTAGCTTTTCGCGTGGTAAATATAAGCATCTTCCGGGCCCGCTGTGGAATAACCGGAAGGCGCAAGGTAAGCGCGTTCCGCCAGGCTCTGCTCCGATTCTTCGTCGGTTCCTCCGGCGCTTTCCGTCGTGTTCTCTATGCTGTCAATGAACGGCAGCGGGTCGACCATCTCTATGATTTCGCCGGCCTGGAAGCCGTTCCCTTTTTCTCCGGTTTCCGTGCATGTCATCGTAACAATTATTTCCGTTTCGCCCGCCGGGATCTCGTTGTATTCTGTCGTTTCGAAAAACGTTTCCCAGTCTGCTGTCGCCCTGGTTCCTTCCGGGATCGCTGTCGCTACGGCCCGGGCCTCCGCCAGGCTCCATCTGACGGAAACGGTCGCCTTCTGCTGCTCAAGCTCCGGCGTGTTCTTGAATGCTGCAAGGTGTTTAAGGTAATCCCCGTAAGAATACTTAAGAAAGTTCATCTTCCCGGCCTTATCTACGTTCAGGAGCCCCTGGTAAATGAACTGCGCGGAAGCCAGCAGGATAATCCTGTTCGGATCCGCCCGCTTAAGGTGGATCGTTTCGCCGGTCAATTCTTCCCACTTGTCCTGGTATGCCGTAATCATAAGGTTCTGCATATCCTGCAGCGTCAAATCGTCAATGAATGAAATATCCGGTAAATTGTCGATTGCGTCTAAAATATCGGCCACCGGTGCCACCTCCTATTCTTCTTCCTCTTCGTCCTCGTATTCCTCTTCGTCGCCCTCTTCGTATTCTTCTTCGGCCGGATCGTATTCGTCGTTAGGCCCGATCAGGATCGTGGCCACAAGCTGCCCTTGTGCATCTGAAGCGCAGGAAACTTCCAATACGTCGGCCCGCGGTTCATAAAGCGGGATCTTTTCCATAAGCTCAATCGCCAGCCGGTTCTCCGCGATCTGCGCCGGAAGCCCGACGAAACTTCCGTCTATGCCGTAATTGCGATCGCCTGCGCATGTTCCGGCCGGCGTGGAAATAAGAACGCTTATGTTTCTGTTAAGTTCCTGAATGGTCGAGGCGTCCTCGTAATCGAAGCCGATCAATTTAATTTTTGCTTCCATCCCAGGCCCTCCTATTCCGTAACGTATTCCTTAAACTCGATTTCCATTTCGGCCCGGACAAGCTCGCCCTTATTCCAAACTTCCGACCAGGTTTCGCTTGTCTTTGTAATTACAAGCTTGTTCGTGCAGATCTTCGACCCCTTTATAACTAAATATTCCGGGGTTCCGGCGTTGCGGTGCTTCCGGATCTCCGTCATGGTGGAGCGCGGCTTTACCCCGTGCCGGGCGTCGAGCTTAATGGTCATTGTGAATTTATCAAGGCCGGGCCCTAAGTATTGCGAACGCGGCCGCTTCCCGATCCGGTCGTGATCCTTCCAGCGGGCCTCCCCGCTGCGCTTCAATGTCTCGAAGGTTAAGATTTTCTTGTCGCTTGTCTCGAATGTAATAAGCTTCCCGAAGCTGCCTATTGCCATCGTTTACACCTCCCCGATCGCCGCGATAATATCCGCGACCGTGATTGCTCCGTCTTCCGTCTGCAGCTTTATCTTGTTGGCCTTAATGATCAGTTCGCCGGTTTCCGGATCGTGCTGCAAGTATGCCCGGCCGACCTCGTTGCTTAATTCCTTCCGGAAGACGTCTTTACCCCAAACCGGCGGCGGATCGTCGTCGTCCCAGTAGGTTCCTAAAACGATCCCCATTTCTTCGCCCGTGCTCAAATGCGCAACGGCGACGTATTGCTCAACCTTCGGCATGTGGTATTCGCCGCCTAATGTAAGGAACGGCAGCAGGTCGGTGACCGATTCGTCCTGATCCGGGAATGTCACCGCAATTTGCCCGGTTTCGTAATTGATCCGGGAAATTTTGCCGATTCTGAATTCCGCCATACTCCTGCCCCCTTACTTCTTCTTTTTCTTCGTGCTGGACTTCTTCTTTGTACTGGTCTTTTTCTTTTTGGTGCTCGCCTTCTTTAAGGCGCCCTTTGCGCACCAGCCGTAGCGCTTTCCGCCCTTACGCTTCGAAACGGCGTAAGGATATTTATTAGCGCTTCCGAGGATCTTAATTATGTACGCCGTAAGGTTCTTGCACGTCTTCGATGTTCCGCCGTGTGCGTAGTAATAAGCCCTTCCGTTTACTATTACGCGATCGCCTACTTTGAACGCCGTGTTTTTCTTACTGCTGGATCCGGAGACCTTGTGCGCTTCAATCTCTACCGTATAGCCTCCGGAAGCGTCTACTTTGTGGACGGCCTTGTCGATAAAGTATTTACCGTTCATTTCGTAGGCGTTCTTAAGTGTGAAGCATCCGGAAGAATATAGCTTTTTACCAGGCGAGGCGATCGTGATCTTTATCGTCTCCGCCTTCCTGTTCTCTTCCGCAAGCTTCGCCTTTGCCTTGATCTTCGCGTCGCTCAAGCTGTCCACCTTCTCGTTGATCGTAAGGATCCTGTTTCCGGATCCGACCTTATATGTATATTCCTTCTTGTTGGATCCCTTCGTGTATTTGATCGTTGCGCCGGTGTAAGTGCCTGCAAGCGTCGAGTTATAGTCGCCGCTTATTACGTCGTTATAATCAATCGTCGCAACGGCCTTTTTCGCCTCATAGCGGGCCGCGTCGTATATAACGACCTTCCCGCCGTAAACCTTTATATAAAGCCCGTATTCGTTCGTTAAATCCTTAAGGAAAGAGCAGTCGTCCTTCTTGCTCTGTTCCATTGATTTGATCTTTATTGTCGAAGCGTCGTAAACAAGCTTAAGCTTATAGCGCTTCGCAATCCTCCGGGCGATCTCTTTTATGGTTATGTTCTTCCAGGTCTTCGATCGCTGCGTGCTCCGGAAGGCCTGCTTTTCAGGAACGCTGGTTCCGTTGATCGTCGCCGTACTGTTGGACGGAAATGAAAAGTTCCGATCGTCGCAGCAGAAGGTTCCGCAACTCAAGGCCGCGCTTGTTCCCGGTTTATCCCAGTTCGTCGCGCTTATGTTTGCCGTGAATTTATCGCCCTTCTTTGGCAGCCATTTGTTGGCCCAGATCATGCTTATATTACAAAGCTCAAGGCTCGCCGAGTCGGACTCGCCTGTCGCCGGATCCGAATATGTGAAGCTTTCCAGATGCTTCGCCATCTCGCTGCTGCTGCGCGTGTTGTTCTTCCCCGTCGGGTCGTACTTTACGGCCACGCTTGCCTGCCGCGGCAGGGTCTTGTCTATGGGCTTCGGCTTCGGTGCTACGACCGGGCCCAGGGGCACGCTTGTGGTCGTCTTCTTTACGACCGGCTTTACCGTCGTTTTCTTCTTAAGCTTGTTGAGGGCTGCTGTAAGCGCTCCCCTCGTTTGCGGGCCGACGACCCCGTCAACGAGGATCTTTGCGGCCTTCTGGAACTGAAGAACGGCCTTCTTTGTGATCGGGCCGAAACTCCCGTCGACGGATCCGTCTTTGTAATACCCTAATTTCTTAAGGTTCTGCTGCAGGGTTCTTACGTCGGAACCGGTGCAGCCCTGGAATAAATTCCTTGTTGCCAATTACCGGCACCCCCTTCCTTAGTCGTAAGGATCGATTTCGTCTTCCGTGAGCTCTTCCGTGTCGATCCACGGGGGTGTATCACCCTCAACTGGCAGGATAAGCTCCGGCGTGTTGAGGGTGTCTCCCGCTGAAAAAATAAGCGCGTCTAAAAGCTCGTAATTATTCTGCATAAGAAAGTCGGCGTATACCTCGTTTCCGTAAACTTCCAGCGCTATTTCGTCCCAGGTCTGGCCCTGTTTCGCCTTGTATGTTGCCGCCATTCTAACCGCCTCCTAATCATCAGAACTTTGTGCGCCTATTCTCTCGTTCGTACTGCTTCATAAATTTTTTGAATTCCTCGAAGGTTGCCCGCCCGGCCCGCTCTGCGTCTTCCTGCGTCGCGGATCCGTAAAGGTTGTAAGTAGGAGAGAAGTAAATTGTTTCCCCTCCGGCTCCGGCCAGCGCCATTTCGTTGCCGCCCGGGTTGCCGCCTCCGATGCCCTGGAGCTTGCTTAAAAGGCTGTCGACCATTCCGGCCCCGCTGCCTTCTCCGCGTAAGATCTCCGTTAGGATCTGCCGCATCTGCGTCCACAAGGTATCAAGCGGCAGGATTGCCTCCGGCCCCTTTTCGCCTACGCCCTGCAGGCCGTTTGCGGTGTTAAATATCGTCGCTTTGTCGAAAATACCACCGAGGGCATTCCAACTAACTGAGAAGTGCGGTATTGTGACCGATTGATCGCCTACCGCGACGGAACTGGAAGAAACGGAAATGACCGGGATCCGCGGCCTCGGGATCGTAATGCTCATCCCTTCGAACGCGCCCTTAACGGCTGCCGCGGCTCTCTGGGCTCCGCTTGCGCAGATGCTGTAAATGGATCCCATTGCGCTGCTTGCGCTGCTCTTTGCCCTCTCAAATCCCGAAGAAATGGCCGATGCCACTCCGGATCCGAGCGTGCTCGCTGCGCTTACTACGGCGCCCGTTCCTGAAGAAATAGCAGACTGCAGGCTCTGTGTAAGTGCCTGGCCGCCGGCTGTACCTGATTCCGTCATGCTGGAAGTCATCAGGCCCGGGTCAATGCCTACGCTTGCCGGATCGAAGTTGTACGCGGCGACGCTTGTATCGATCGCCGTCGTGAATGCTTCGCCGCCTCCGGTTCCAGCCTCCTGCATCATTGTGCTTATACTGTCAACGTCAATATTCGCAACCGCCGCAGGGTCGAAGCTTCCGGCTTCTATGGCAGAAGTAAGGCCGTCAATGAGGCATTGTCCGCCGGCTGTTCCGCCCTCCGTTAAGGTCGTTGTTAATGCGCTCGTATCCACTCCGATGCTGGAAGTGTCGAAGCTGTAACCGCTTAAAGAACTGTCGAGACCGGTCGTAAAGGCCGTCCCGCCCGATTCCGCTGCGGTCGTCAGATCTGTAGTGAATGCGGAAACGTCAAGGCCTACGCTCGAAGGATCGAACGTATAGCTTGCCAGACTCGCGTCAAGGCCCAGCGTAAAGGTTTCCCCACCTGCCTGTCCTGCTGCCTGGAACGATTCCGAGATGCCGCTTGTGTCAATGTTTACGCCGGAAGTATCGACCGTATATGCGGCGATACTTTCCGTCATGCCGTTAATAAGTGCTTCGCTTCCTACGGTTCCGGATTCGCCCATCATGGCCGTGAGGGCCGTGGTATCGACTCCAATACTGGAAGTATCGAAGTTATAACCCTGCAGGCTTCCGTCTAATCCGCCGGTGAATGCTTCGCCGCCGGTCTGCCCGGCGGTTCCTAAAAGATCGGTAAGCGTGGAATTGTCCACGCCGATCCCCTCGGTGCTGAAGTTGTAAGCTGCCAGAGCTCCGTCGAGGCCGTCCGTAAGGCTTGTCGCGCCTTCCTGGCCTGCCTGTGACCATGCGCTTAAGTCGAGCCCCTCGGTGCTGCTGTTCATGGCTGCCTGTGTAGCTGCGCTCAATTCTCCGCTTCCGCTGTCGATGCCTTCAGCGTACTGCTGCGCCGCTTCCTGTCCTGCGTCCGCAAAGCTTCGGCCCGCTCCGGAAAATCCGGCTTGCGCCTGCGCGTTCAGCACCTTCATGGCGTCCTGGTTTCCCTGTGCCGCCAGCTGCTGTGCGGTGTAATAGTTCGCGCCGTTGTCGTTTGTGTAACGGCCGTCCATGGTCTGCGTGTATCCTGGTATGTCAGCAGCGTTGTAAGCTTCCGCCGCCTCTCCGCCATCTCCGAAAATGAAATCACCGATTCCGCCGAAAAATCCGCCGAGCGCGTCCGCTATAGCTCCAAAGCCGCCGATTATGCCTTCCCCGATGCCCTTTATTATGTCGCCGCCGACCGCGATCCAGTCCGTCTCGAAGATCGCGCTTACAAATCCCGCGATCATTTGCGGAACGGCTGCAATAAGGGCCGGTATCATCTGAAGAACTCCGGAAACAAGCGCAACCATAACATTTACGCCTGCGCTTACAAGGTTCCCCAGGTTGCTGGTTATGCCGGTTATAAAGTTAATAATCAGCTGTATCGCCGTCTGTATGATGATCGGAAGGTTATTAACAACCCCCTGAACCAAACTAACAATAAGCTGCGCCCCTGCCGTAATTAGGTTCGGCAGCATGTTAAGGATCCCCGTAACAAGGTTTAAAATGATCGTCATGCCGGTGGTAAGAATTCCCGGCAGCATCTGAACAAGGCCCGTTATAAGGTTCGTTACAAGCTCCGCGCCCATCTGGATGATCGTCGGAAGGTAAGTAATAATACCGTTAAGCAACTGCATTATTAAATCCGCGGCCCCCTGAAGGATAAGCGGCAGCGCCTGGACAATTCCCTGCGCAAGCGTCACAACGATCTGGAAGCCTCCGGAAAGAATAGCCGGTAAAAGCTGAACTATTCCGTTGAATAGCTGCATGACTAATTCGATCCCGGATTGTATAAGCAAGGGCAAATTCTGAACGATGCCCGTAACGAGCATCTGAACAAGTGCAACCCCTCCGGTTACGATGTCCGGTATCATCTGGACAAGGCCGCTTATAACGTTGCTTACAAGGGCCACGCCCGTCTGAATA